GGTGACTGAGTTTCAATTGAGTGTTCTCGACTTCTTCAAGAAGCAACCAGAAAACTCCGTTATCAAGATTGATGTCAAAGAAGAAATTGAATCACTCCGCACCAAATATGAGAATGCAGAATCATCTCGTGGTCTTGTTTGGTTGAGCGCCAAAGTCAAAGAAGATAAATTTGACTTTGATAAGTGGCTCAAGAATGTCACAAAGATGTCAGTCAAAGAACGCAAAGAAGAAGCGCGTGGTGTTGAAGAAACTTATATTTCAGATACAACCTATGCGAATGTAGTGTTGTCTGGTATTGCTGGATGGTTTGATCGTTATCCTCGCATTCCGTATGGTCGTGCGACAGCGTATACACAAAACTCATACGACAAATTCAAGTTGTCATTTCCTTTTCTACAAACTCTAGATCGTGGTTTTGCTGAGTTACTTCCACAACGTCATGCTGCTCAACGTGAAGCAGCAGATAAGATTGATCCAGCATTTCTCGTTCCGCAAACTGTGTTTACTACAATCACAGTGAACAAAACATTTAGAACAGCAGCACATCGCGATGCTGGTGACTTTACAAATGGATTGAGTAATCTTCTCGTTCTATCAAACAATGGCAATTATACTGGTGGTTATTTGATTCTTCCAGAAGTTCGTATTGCTGTGAATGTGCGACCTGGTGATCTCCTGCTCGTCAATAATCATGAGTACATTCATGGCAATACACCTATTGAACTGCAAGATGAAACCGCAGAGCGTGTAAGTCTTGTTTGTTATTTGCGTGAAAAGATGCTTGAACTCGGGAGTAAAGAGTATGAAGATCATCGATATAATTATGTTGAGTCACGTCGAAAGAACAAAGAACACCCACTCCAACGACGTCTTTGGAACGGTATTTCCGAGGGAATGTGGTCAGAAAAAGAATGGTACGACTATCTGGAAAGAGTTGGTGGAAGCAAATGGTTGAGAAGTATCACCCAGAAGCATACAGAAAAGAATCCACTCTAGAAGATATGTTCGCCTAATATGTGCGCAGTAATTGGTGCTTACTTAGAGAAACCTTCTTCAAGTGATTTGAATACACTTGCTAATGTTATTCGCGAGTCTAGTATTCGTGGATTACATGCAACTGGTATTTCTTGGGTGAAGGGTGGTAGAATACACTCGTTCATATCAGCCACTCCTGCTGCTAAATTTCTAGAAAACTTTGATCTGAATAAAACGATTGATGAAGATGGTAATTTATATCTAATCGGTCATTGTCGCTATTCAACTTCTGATCTCAATTACAATCAACCTTTGTGGAATGAGAACCTTGCAATCGTTCACAATGGTGTTGTGAGTCAAGAGATGCCAGAAAATTGGGAACGACTCTATGGATACAAATGTACAACTAAAAACGATAGTGAACTGATTGTCCATACACTCGAAGCCAAAAAGTCTCCACTTGTAGAATTCTCTGATGCTTCAATGGCAGTCATTGAACTTTATAAAGAAAAGAAATTGCGATTCTATCGCAATGGAAAACGACCAATTTACTTTACTTCTCTTCCAAATGGCGGTATAATTACTTCTACGAAAGACATTGCTGAACGCGCTGGTTTGAACAACTCAATTGAGATTGACATGAACCAGTATGTCACAATGGCACATAAGACATTCGTAAAAGAATTTGTTCATATTGATAACGCAAAGGATTTACAGCATGTACGATAAATCAACGTTTACATATGGTGCCGAAATCGAGTGGGGTGATATTGATCGTCGTATGGAGATTCCTCCGACTCTCGGTAAGTGGGAATATGCTGAAACAGATATTGTAAACATTCATCCACCGTTTGAATTTCGTGCTTGCGATCCGCTCGGTAAAGAGCCATGGATGGGTGGTGAAGTCAACATGATGCCAACTAAGACTTGGCAGGAACAAGTTGATCGTGTAATGAGACTTTATAGCATGTTTATTGAGTATGGCAACAAGCCTTCGGCTTCTTGTGTCAATCATGGTCATATTCATGTCTTTGTTCCAGGCTTGAAAGATGATATTGCTGGCTTGAAGCGATTGATTGGATATATTCAAGACAATCAAGAAGATACAATTCAAGCCTGTTATCAGTTCTATGAAACTTCTGAGATGAAGCAGTGCGAAGGCGCAAAGATGTATCTGAAGTTTGATGGTGGTCGCCCAATGCCTGAGTATATGTGCGATAACATCATTGAACTTGCCACTGACTTCAATCACTTTATCAAATTACATGCTGCTGGTAAAGATGGCGTATCAATGGGTCGTCCATTTCGATTTGCAATCAATACTTACTGCATGAAGCATACTGGTACAATTGAGTTCCGATGCTTCCGTTCTACCACGAAGCGAGAAGAATTAGAATCTCAGTTTCGATTCGTGGAATTGTTCATGGATGCTGCGCTGAACCAGGGTCCCTCAGTTCGTGAGATTCTCGCTAATAATACATTCAAGTTTCCTCCATTTGTATGGAATCTGGATGAGTATCATGGTTGGCAGCAAACCAAGTATCCAAAAGAGCGTGGAGAAAAAAAACGCGAGTTCCATGACGCTGCGTGAGACAAGTCGCGATGAATTCGTCGCGCATATAACTGAAAACAAAGCAGACTCTTTTGCCAAGACTTTTGTGGCGAAAGCAGATATGCAGGAACAATGGCAGTACTGTATTGGGTGTTGGGAAGGCGGAGAGTTGACTGGCGCGATTATCACCACTCGCTCAAAACGCATTCCATATGTCTTCAATCTACAATTGCTTCATACTTTCGCCAAACATCGTCGCAAAGGTGTAGCAAGATTACTGACTCAAGACTCGCTTGATCGCGCACAAGGTCTTGGCACCAGTTACTATCGCGTTTCAGCAGAGCCTGATGCTGTCGTATTCTATGAGTCTATGGGATTCAAATTCTTGGGAAAGCAAAAGAGTGGCTGCTCACTGAGCATGTTCAAGATCAATGGTAGAAATTTCGCTGATGGTATCTATGATCTTTCAGATCCTGTGATACATGCGGCAGTATACAAAAAAGGTAAAGGTGGTTGTGTCGAAGTATTTACAACGCCGTGAGCAATTCATTCGCTGGTATGCGTGGTCGATGCAGTTTGGCGATTGCGATCCAGCAGTGTGGTGCACAAACTATCTCCATCGTCGATACGAACACAATGACGAAGAACGTCTGTGGTTTGCTTGGCTCTATGGCAACACCTATCAATTGCCGACTGCATGGGTTCTAAAAAATGAATTTCCAGATTATGAACTCGCTACTGTCGATCGTATTGAATGGTGGAACAGCCAAAACTATAAACGACTCAGATACCAAGTTGATACAAAGTGGAACAAAGGTCACTTGCCAGCCATGTTCGCATCTTACCAAAAATTTATTGGCAAGAAAACTCAGCGAGAGGTTCTAGAGAAATATTATGGAGACAATGAGCAGCAAACTTTCGACAACCTTTGGAATAATCTTAAAAATTCTCTTCATAAATTTGGTCGCTATTCCACTTGGTTTTATCTTCAGCATCTTTGTCACACTGCTGGCATTGAGTGTGTACCTACTAGCCTCATGTTGGACGACTATTCTGGGTCTCGCTCACATCGTAATGGTTTGCATCTCGCCCTCGGGCAAGATAACAAATACGATACAAAACTCACTTCATCAGAATGCGCAGACCTTGAAAGTCAAGCCAAAGAAATTCTTGAGGAAACCAGATCTCGATTCCCTCAACTGAGCAATCAAATAGACTTTTTCACGATGGAAACTTGTTTATGTTCATTCAAGAAAATCTTTCGTGAGCATCATGGGCGTTATCTTGGCTACTATCTCGATCGTCAATCTGAAGAGATCACTCAAGCAGAAGGCGATGGTTGGACTGGTATTGAATGGAATGTTTTGTGGCAAGCGCGCAATGAAATGCTAGACCCAAGACTTGCTCCAAGAAATATGATCAACAAAGAAAAGTTTACTTACTATCTGAGAACAGGTAGAATAGAAAGAATGAATTGGATATTCCAAGACGAAGAAGAAGTGAAAGAAGGTCTGGAGGCTTTATGGTAAAGATTATTGCGATGGGTGGTGAACCAGCGACTGGTAAGACCACTCTCATGTTTCGATTGATTTCGATGGCTGATGACTGGGAAGTTGTCAAGCCTCAGAAGTTGCTTGATGCTATGTATTCCAAGAAATTGAATCTTTATATTCTTGG